TAAAACAAAGAAATGAACAAATTTGAGCAACTTATAAGCGGTTTAAAACTTCAGGTAAACACACCTGAAATGGATAGCAACTTTTTAGAGATACCTGCTTATAGTGATAGTGTCGATGTAATACCGGGTAAGTGGTGCGGGATAGATGAGATCAGAAATATTTTCTCATGGAAGCGTTCATTTTCGTATTTGTGGACCGGCACGCCTAACGCTGGCAAAACTACAATTTCGCTTTTTATGTTTCTTTTAGCTACTTTTATCCATGGTTGGAAATGGTGCATTTGGACCCAAGAGATGGAAGATGCCTATCTAAAAGATGGCAAAGTTAAGTATCACGTTAATGACGTTGTAAATACTTTAATTTGGACACTTACAGGAAAAACGCCATATGAACACGTAGCGCGTAAGTATCAGTCAAGTCTTTTGAAAGGTGATGAAAAAATAGAAGCTATTAAGTTTATAAGCGATCATTTTAAATTTGTGCATTGCAATAATAGAACTCCGGCGGGTTTGATTGATGCGTTCAGTAAGCAATACGAACAATACGGTATTGATGGATTTTTAATTGACCCGTGGAAATCTGTAAAACAAACAATAATAGGTCGTGGTGATATATGGCTTGAAGATGTACTTATGAGTTTTAAAGAATTTAGCCTTGAAACTAATTCCATAATGAATTTTATAGTTCATCCCAAGAGCTTAAAAGACTACATAGATGACACTGGTAACTATAGAGTGATTACACCTTTTGATCTTAACGGTGGTCAGGCTTGGTTTAATTCAATGGATGTGATTGTAAGTATTCGCAGGCTAAAAGAAAGCACATCAACAGAATGGTATTCATACAAGATCAGAAAACAGCATTTAGTAGGCACACCTGGAGATTATAAGAATATTAACTTTGATACCAGCAAATACAGGTTTATATTTAACAATAACGATCCATTTATAAAAGATAAATTTTAATGATTTATAACGGTTTGTATATGGCAAGTGACCAACAAAAAGTAAAATTGAAATACTAACGTAATAATTAAAAATATGGTACAAGCAGTAATTTTAAAATTTGAAAGATTAGGACAAGAGGAATATAAAACAGTTCCTTACACAAAGAAATTTAGCGACCAACAGCCGATTGGTGATATTTTAAAATGGGTTAAAAGTATCGAACCTCAAAAAGGCATTAAAGATGTTTATTTTAACGACAAATAAATTTTTTGCGGTATATATGAAACCATACGTGAAATTATATTTCGATTATTTTGGCATTCAATACGATGAATCCGGCTGGCATGATTTTATTAGATGCGAAATTTGTGGATCCGAGGCAAAAGACATTCATCACGTTGACGCTCGTGGCATGGGTGGGAGCAAATCAAAAGATAAGATTGAGAACCTTATGGCAGTTTGCAGAAATTGTCATGAAAAATTTGGAGATAAAAGAGAATATAAGACATTTTTAAAAGACACGCATCAAAAATGGATGCAGAGTAAAAAACAAAAATGACAGGCGAAGAAATACAAGACAAGTTAGAAAAATTACTTAGGCCAATGCTGGTAGAAAGTAAAGAGCTAAATTATGGCATAGCTCAAAACCACAAAAACAAGAAGTTAAAAGACGGTATTGAATTTTTATACAATGGTTACTATGTTAGAATTGAAATTTATAAAAAATGAAAAGACCAAACATTTTTGAGAGTTTAAGCTATGAAGATCATTCACGTGATTGTGAAAAATATATTGATTATTTAGAAGCTGAAATAAAACGCTGCCATGAAATAATGGATAACTGTCAGGCAGAGATAAACACATATTTTGAAAAAGTTATAAAAGAAAGTAAAAATGAAAGCTGAAGAGAGAATGATCAAAAATTTAGAGCATCAATCAGATATTGAGGGATGGGATAAAAATGATTTTATAAGTATGATTGCCAACCTTCAATCCCAACTCAAAAACTGCAAAAACTCTGTAGAACAATGGCAGAAAGAGGTAAATGTTTTAAACTCCAAACTCAAAGAAAAGGATGAGAAAATAAATAATCTTGTAAAACACAAAAGAAATTTAGAAATAGAGCTTTCAAAATATGTAAGCAAAAAGGTTATAAGATGAAAATATCAGATATAGAATTTAAACAGCATTCTCACATGTCATTTGAACATAGTTACCTCAACACAGAGGTGGGAGAATACAATGGCAAGAAAATATATAAGCATACCCACATCAGAAAAACTGATTTTGGGTATGGCGTTGGTAAGTCAAAGGTGACATATTCAGAAACATTAAAATCTAAAGATATAGGAGAAACGGAGATACTTGAAATCCTACAAAACGCTGTTAATAATTTAACCAAAAAGAAAAATGAGCTACAGATTTTTATTAACAAACAAACTTGCAACACCTTCTGATCGTGCAAGTATAATAGAAATTGCTTGTAAAGAGTATTACAGGAAAGCATCAAGGTTTAGAGATGATATATTTAAAAATTTAACAGTCTACGGTAAGCAAGCAATAGCATCTGAAATCGCCCGTAAGTACATAATAAGCGAAAAGTTTATGTTTGAAATATTAGATATTAAATAAATTGTTTAACTTAGTATAAAAGTCATGTATCATAAATTTAGGATGGAGCAAAAGACTCTACACGAAATAACCGACAATAGCATGACTTTTTTATTTATTAAAAATTGAGTAATTTTGTTAATTATGGCAGGCAGGCCACCAAAATATAAAACAGCGAAAGAATTACAGAATAAAATAGATGAGTATTTTAATACCGATGAAGGTAAAGAAAAACCAACTATTTCAGGGCTTGCTTATTTTTTAGGATATACATCAAGACAGGCTTTATATGATATGCAAAAAGGGCCATTATCTTACACTATAAAAGCAAATATACTGAAAATTGAATCAAAGCACGAACAGGGCCTTTATGGAAATTCAAACGCAGGGCATATTTTTTGGCTTAAAAATAGAGGTTGGAAAGATACTCAACACATCGAAGAAAACTCTATTTCTAAAATTGAGATATTAAAAGCAAGTGAGCGAAACAGCAACGATTCAGATAAATGATCACTTCATCAGATATTTGGATGATCAATCAAGGTACTTGGTATTGTATGGCGGCGCAGGATCAGGAAAAAGTATCTTCGTTTCTCAAAAAATCCTTTTACGAGTTGTATCCGAACCAGGACATAGATTTCTTTGCCTTAGGAAAGTTGGCAAAACAATTAAAGATTCAATATTTGCAGAGTTTAAGCAGCGAATTATTGAACTCGGTTTGTTTAACCAGTTTCACATCAATAGAAGCGAACACAAATTCATTCACTTGATTACAGGAAACGAAATTTTATGCACTGGCTTAGATGAACCTGAAAAGATAAAATCTATTGCGGGGATTACTGGAATGTGGTTAGAAGAGGCAACAGAGTTCGATCAAGAAGATTTTGATCAGCTACGATTAAGAATAAGAGGCCAAAAAAGTAACTACGTTCAGTTTATACTCACATTTAATCCTATTTCTGAAGATCACTGGATAAAAAAATGGATTGATTCTAAGCCTGAAGATTTAACGTTTGACGTAAGCACCTATAAAGATAACTTGTACCTCGATGACGACTACAAAAGTGTCTTAGAGGGGCTTAAAAATACAAATAGCCTATATTACGATATATATGTCAAAGCGAAGTGGGGTGAAATAGATAAAACTAATAAGTTTTTGTTTTTGTGGAACGAGAACCATATACAGGATGTGGATTATATTGATTCACATCCGTTATGGTTTAGTTTTGACTTTAACGTTAATCCAATGACTTGTATAGTAGCTCAAAGAGTTGATGCAGATACTATCCATGTATTGGATGCTATAAGAATGAACGATAGCAGCGTTTATACGGTCACAGATTACATTAAATCTAAATATCCTAATTATACCTGGACAGTAACTGGAGATGCTACAGGCAAGAACAGAAACGTCACAACCAGAGGTAAGAAAACAGCCTGGGGAATTATCAAAAGCGAATTAAATTTAAGGGATCATCAAATAAAACTAAGAACTGTTAATTTAGATCACATAAATAGTCGTATATTGTGTAATGCTGTTTTAGAACATAAGAATGTGAAAGTTGACCCTAAATGTACTGAGCTTATTAATGATTGTCGTTACGGCAAGATAGACGAAAAACAGAAACTCGATAAAAAAGACATGGGTTTACACTTTCTCGACGGATTTAGATACTTATTAGACGCTAATTTTCCT